TACGTATATTTGCGCCTGAATTTTAAACCTAAATACCATGTTACGAATTAAAGAAGTGGCAAAAAGCAAGGGAATAAGCATTACAGACCTCGCAGACCGTTTGGGGGTCAAGCAGGTAACGCTTTCACGAACAATAAACGGAAATCCTACAATTGAGACACTCCGAAAAATTGCGGCCGTCCTTGATTGTGATGTCAGGGAGTTAATCACACCTACCAAAGACCAGGAGCAAACCACGCAAACACCCTTATATATCAAAAACGAGGGGGGCGGTTTGATTAACGTTGGTACGTTGGATATAGCAAAAGTCCAATAAGCCAGCGGGGGCGGTTGGTTGTTTTTCGGTTGTTTTTCGGTTGTTTCTGTAACAATAACCGCCGTTTCTGTATCATTAACCAAACTCCAAAATAACCCCAAACAAACCCCAACCAAACCCCTAAAAAAGGGCAAACGAATGTCAGGGGCGCACGATCATAGGTTTGCGCCCTTTGCTGTTTTTAGTATGTTCCTGATTGGTTTGCCCGCTGGTTGTAGTGATTAACCAGCTTTATAGTGCTTTGTTAGATAGGTATGCCCCCGCGGGGGGTGTGGTGTATTTACGTGGCCCTGTAAGGCTGGTTTGTGATTAGTCCTCTTGCAACTTGATAAGCGCCTTTTGTACCTCTGATTTTTTGTAAAACACACGACGACCCACACCATACGTTTTTAAACCGCCCCGCTTGGTAATGTTTAAGACTGTACCTTTTGACACTCGGAGCATTTGCGCCGCTTCATCGGCTGTTAATAACTCGTCTTGCACCTCTTTTTTGCCCTTACTGGCATCGTGTGCTTGCAACTCCTTACGTATGCCGTCCCTGATTAATTCCGTTAATTCGGACGGTGTTACCTGAATAAATTTAATTTCATTGGTTTGCATATTCTTTGCTTTTTTAGTTTAACAGTGCAAAGGTACAACGCCTTGAATACAACAATCAAGGAGTGGTATAACATTTTCTAAAACGGCAAGGTAAAATCATTTTCAAACGCTTGTAAATGCTTGCTTTTTAAGGCTTAAACCTCTGATTGTTCATTATAGGTCATAATAGGTTATAGTGGTAACCTGCTAACAATCAATAATATAAGCTGTTAATAACTCAAGGAAAAATAAAGCGGGCGGCAAAAACAATACCACCCGCTTTTATAACTTGCTATTAATCAATTAAAAAGCCTAATTTTTTGACCCTGATTTTTTCTTTTTTTCTCATTTTATTATCAGTTTCAAGCCTCGCTTTCCATAAGATTAACGCAATGCTTATCTTTGTACCTATGTCGTTTAACTTACGTTCCTTGCGCCTTATTATGCCTTTCAATAGGTCTTTTAGGTTGGTTTGTTTCACTTGTAGGAGGCTGCACAAATCATTAAAAAAATCGGACTGGTTACCTTGCAATATACCAGCCTCAAACAGCCCCTTAACTACCTCGGCAAGGTCTGTATATGTACCAGTAAGCTGGTAACGTTGCTTTTCGTTTGGCGGTGTCGTGGAGGTTTCGTACCTTTGCCGTGTCTTATCAGTATTTTGTAGCATAATATATATTTATATGGTTTATTAATTCTCATTCAGTGGGCGGCAAATAATCGCGGTTTGCCGCCCTTTGCGTTTTATTCTATGAGTAGCTTAAAGGCTTGTATCATTTCCTTTGCGTGGTTAAAGGCGGTTTTACCTATGTACTTTAAAAACATTTCTTCAGTAGAATGCCCTGTTATCGTTTTTAGTGTGCTGGTAGGTATTTTGCCATAATAGTTAGTAGCAAAAGACCGCCTGCATATATGACTGCTTACAGCCTCCCACTTTTCAACCTCTACCAGCTGGGAGGGTGTCCGTTCTGTACGTGGTAATCGTTTTTTTACGATCGTGGTTATACCTGCTTTTCTACATAGTTCTTTCAGATACTCATTAAAGGCCTCCAAACTGATAGGATAAGGCAAACCGTCCTTTATAACCTCCCTCGCACGGGGTGTAAGTGGTATATATACTTCTTTGTTTGTCTTTTGCTGCTTAACCTTGAAAGCTGGCACGCCCTCTATATCTATCAAATCTTTTTCTGTAAGGCGCAATAAATCACGCCCCCTTTGTCCAACCTCGCACCCCAAAAGCAACCAATTACGAATATTGTTCAGATAAGGAGGGTATAACTCCTCAAGGGCTTTTATCTTATCCAACTCCTCAAAGGATAAGGTAATAATATTTTCAGGTTCTTTGTACTCTCTGATTTGCTCAATCCTTTCAGTGCGCACGTTTATAGTAACGCCTTTGTCTTTGATAAAATTGCAAATCGTTTTAAAGGTTGAAAGGTTACCACCTACAAAATTTTTAGAGTATCCAAAAGACAGCAGGTAGTCCCTGAAATCTGTAAGGGTGTCATTGGTTACCTCCTCCACCGTCAAAATCTTTTTTAGTACCTCCTTTTGATATTGTTCCAATGTCTTTTTGAAAGCCTCCACCCGCTTTATACGATTATCACTTAAACCATAACCGCCCTTTTTGTTTTTGCGAGTTGGGGCGGTGTCTATGAATTTTTGTACAAAGTCAGTAAAACGATCACCCTTTTCTTTGTCCTTGTTGAAAAAATCATTTACCACCAGCTTTAAAAAGTCCTTATCAAAGATTTGCCCGCCGCTGGTGGTTTCGTTGTACTTATCCAGTATGACACGTTCCAACGCTTGCAAGGTAATAAGCACCTTTTTAGACGTTGCGGCCGTGTTTTTAGGTAGTCCTTTGCGGGCGTTCCAGTCTTTGGGGTCTATATAAAGCCCCGTTGTAGTCCTGAATTTTTGGGAGGTGCTTATATTGAAATGCACGTATATCGTGGCGCCCTTTTTGCCGTCCCTTATGTAATATTTTACGGTTGCCATGGTAGGTTATAGGTTATGATTTACACAAATTGACACACTAAAAACCGCCTTTAAAGCCTTATTATATAGGGGTCTGTAAGTGATTGAGGCCGTTTTTACTATCTGAAAAGGCCGCTTTTCGTGGTGCTGGTTACACAAATATTGACCTTTTCACAAGCACAAAGGTACGAAATATTTACACACACCCGCAAAAGTGTGTCATTTTTTTTAATATTCCTTGTACCTTGAAACACCGCCTTGCAAGGTTGTAAAATCGCAAACGCTTGTTATTGTGGTAACTTGTACCAACGAATTTTAACAAGGTAAATATACTCTTACTCCATGAACTGATAGAGATCATTCGTCATTAACTTGCCTTGCGCTTTGACTTGCCCATATACGTGAATGAGTTGTCCCATAGGCACACCCAATCCCGCAGCGACATCACCCATACGCCTAAGCGTTTCCGTTACCTCTTGGGCAGGAACCTGAAAGGCAAGCAAACGCTTAGCCCCTTCAGATACTTCTTGTAGTCCAAAAGGGGTTTTAGCTGCCAAATCAGTCATTTGTGCCATTAGTTCATTAGCCTTCTCCTTGCTCTTTAGCATAGTACCAAAGGCAATTTCAAGCTGTTGGAACTGGGAGCGAACGGCTATAATCTTTTGCGCAAAATCATAGGCTTTTGAGATGGTAAAGAAAGCCATTGCCCCCTTGGTGAGGTTATTAATAGACTGTTGGAGCTTGTCTGTCTCTTTTTGAGAGCTTTTCATGGAGTCATTGATCATATTCTCCATTTTTTTTATGCCTTCATCTAATTTCTCAAGGCGCAAGCGGGCTTCAAAGTCTATACTTCCGTTATCGTTGTTCATAATAATCTGTGTTTTAAAATGTAAAAAAACGCCCCATTGCTGAGGCGTTGCACGCTAATCAGCGTTTGAACCTAATAAATATAAATATTAACAATCCTAAGAGTAATGTGCTTACTATAAGCCACCAAGGTAGGGCGCTAACTTGTTTTTGTGATTTTGTGGTTTGCCGATGCTCCTGTACGATGATGGCTTGTTGCTGGCTTGTGGTAGTGCTTTCTTGTATAATAGTATCCTCTTGGGTAAGGGCTTGGTTGTTGTTTTGGTTTATATGTATGGTTGCCTTACCCCCTCTTATAACGAGGGCTTCATTTGGGCCGTCTCTCATACGAGTAAAATAGAGATCTTTGGAATTACCCATTTCGTCTTTGTCACTCTCAAGGGTGATTTCATAGGATTGGGATTGCTGAAGCTCAAAAGCGCTTACCTTTTGGGACTTTTCTACGTGTGTGGAGTTGTCTTTTACCTCCTTCCTTTCGCTCCGCTGCTCTTCTCTGTGTTCGGTTCGGTTTGATTTCTTGCTCCTGCAACCGAAAAGCACCATAAGAGCTAATAGTAAATACAATTTCTTTCTCATACATTACTTTGACTTTTTTTGATTGATTTTTCAAGCCACATAAGACCCTCTTCCAACTTGGTAATAACAAGGGATAGTTCTCTTGTACGTGGCAATTGTTCTACTTTAACGAGTAGGCTTTCATACTCTTTTTTTAGTTCTTTTACTTCTGTCATAATGATTTATTTTACTTTTTCAATTTCTTTAATGAGTGTTTTAAGGCTATCTGCATAGTTCGGAGCAGTGGCATAGCCTGCCTTTGCGACTTCTTCAGCAAACTTGTAAGGGTCGGCTTTGACCTCCAACGCCTTGGCGTATCGCTTGTTTCTGAAGAAGAAATTAGCATGGTCTGTAAAACACTCTTCAGGGGTATCGTATTTCATAAACCAATCTCGTACGATATACAAGTATTTACCATCTGTACGTTTGGTGATACTAATCACTTCAGGGAATCTGTCCTTTTCATTAGGGGTAGCCAATACCTCCGTTGTTCTTAGGAGTTGCTTTTTCTCCTTGGGAGTGCTACCAACAAGGTTCTTAGGCACTTTTATACCAAAGAAATTATTCCCTATAGGACTTTTCCCCCATGCACTCTCCAAACCTGCCTGAGCAAGGATAAAGAGTGCCGATATACCCGTCTTTCGCTCGCTTTCAAGGGCTACAGGCTTGTAGGTTTTGATAAAATTAAGCTGTGTTTGGTTCATGGTCTTCTGTTTTAGGATTGTCACTTTCTTTCATATAGTCGGATATAGCCTTAACTACGACTTCTAAATTGTCTCTATTGACTACAATTTTACTAATGGTTTGCCCTGCTTGGTCTAATCTCACCTTGTCTTCAGCTTTCTCATATATACTTTTGACCTCGATAAGGCAAAGGGCTATAGCGCCTATAAGGGTGATAAAAGGAAATAGCCATAGGGAATATTGGTAGTAGGCTTCCAAATACCAAATCGTACTCATCTGCATACAATCCACTATTGAGAGGGCAATCAGTACATTGTAATACTGGGCGAGCTTGCTCACGGTGCGCTTATAGCCGTAGGAAGTGCGCATAACTCCCATTCGATGGGCCTTGCGAACACCGCTCCACAAGTCCGCCAAGATCATAATAAGTACTAAAGTGTAGATACCAAAGAGTATCCATAGGGTTACAAATATTTTTTCCATTGAATAGTTTTAAGATTGATTGATTAATTTGTCTAATTCCTCGTTGTAGTCAGGGCTTTTATCGGTTACTACCTTGCCTTTGTCCTTGTCATCACTGTAGGAATATTCAGGGATTACGCTATTGTACAAGAGCAAATTAGCAAAGGATATTTCATACAAAGCCTCTTGGATACTTACATTAGGATATTGTTTCAAAAACCCACCGACTATCGCCCAGAGGCTGTCGTTTCGCTCACTTTCCTTGTCGGTTTGAGCAGATTGGCTTCGTTGAGGAAAGTGATAAGCATAAAAAAATCGGTAGTCTGCATTTTGCCGAGTAGCTGAATGAATAATATCCCTGCTTCTTGAATACTCATTTGGTGGAGGATCTTATCAGTAAGCCGCTTTATTTGGCGTTCTTTGGGGTGTAGCCACTCCTTAAATCGTTTCCAAAGGGTAGGTTTAGGTTGCGAGGCGCCAAGTATCATCAGGGCTAAGGCACGGGCTATATGTTTGCCATGGGTAGCTTTCTGAAAGGCCTCGCCTACGGTCTTTTCTCGGTTAAGTTCCTCCATGGGTATATGGGCTATCTCTTGAGATACGAGTATCAGCGTGCCGAGGGTGGGTTGTGGTACTTGGTACTTTGTCCCTGCTATGGTTACCTCTTCGGCTTGTTGCAATAGGGTTTGTGCTGTTTTTTGTTGAATATTGTCCATCTTTTTAGTGATTAACGATTAGTGATTAGTGCTCAAACTAAGCACTAACCACTAATCAATGAATTAATTGTACTGCTTGAGCATTTTCCCTGTCTTTGGTTTCAGAGCGGTGAAGGTGTATTTTATCTTACCTCCGTTCTCACTGTCCCAAGTCCTTACTACGGACACGCTGGCACGGTCTATGATAAAGCCTTTTGCACTGGTGTTTTCAGGGGTAAGACGTACCGCGTACTGGTCAAGGACAATCCCGTCATTGTCGGGAATAGGAGCGGTTAGGTCGTCCGTCTCATAGATTTCAAATTCCAGCTTGTACTTGCTGACATTCTTACGGGTAGCGATCACCTCGCCGCCCTCTACTTTGGCTTCCTTGCTCTCACCTTCTTCAGTTTCCAATTTGGTAGTGTTTTCCACTGGGGTAGGGAAAGCCTTCCAAACGGGTGTACTGGGCAAGTCGCCATTTTCCAATTTTACATATTCTATTCCTGGTTTGCCCCAGCTTAAAATGTTTGCCATGTTCTAAATGTTTTAATAGTTACTAAATCTTTTGTATCTGAGGGTGACATTAACCAAGGTTTGCTTGTCGTCTTCCTCAAAGCTATGAATGGTTTGTTCCTGATAAAAGCGATATTCATCAGTGATACGAGTTACTAAGCCACAGATAAAGGCTTCTATCTCCAAAATACGAGCAATGTTTTTTATTTTTTTCTGTGCTCCTGCATTGATTTTAGGTACATAGAAGTTAATATTTACCTTACCTTCTTGTATATCCTTATCAAGGCCAGTGAGAAAGCCTATAACACAATCCTCCTCAAAAGAGTTGTGTGGGCGGGTGCCTTGCAAATACACTCCACCACGGACAAAAGCGCCTATCTCGGTTTGGAAAGTGTCAAAGACATCCTTTTCTATCTGTGTGCCTCCTTTTTTCATGATCCATAGAGTTGTTTTAATATGTTTCCTGCCATAAGTTCGGCACTGGAAAGTACGTTATAACCTTTGGCTTCTACATAGGCAGCGTAATTCTTTCCTGCCACCACAATCAGCACCAAGCCTTTGGGATATTTGGCTTTGATTTTCTCAATCTGTTCTTGGTTGTGCTTGTTTATATTCCCTTGAGATTGTAGCACGCCGTCCAATAGCACCACATAGCCTACGGAACTTCTAAGGTGCCCCGTCCTATCGGTATAGGAGCCATTATCTCTGGCTTCAGTGATACAGCGTTCGCTTACCTCTATGAATTTTTGAGTGGCTACCTTGATGTACTGCTCCTTGATTTTGTCAAAGGCAATGTTTAGCTTTCCTTCTATCATTATACCATGATTTTAGTTCGTCCTACCCAATCGGCATGCTCTATGCTTTGCACTTCAAATTCGCCTAATTGCTCTCCTTTGCCGCTTATAAGTCGTACCCTCTTGGCATTGAAAATATACAGCCCATAGTCAAACCATACTGTATAGTTGCTTTGGGTAAAGGTGCTATCCTTGAAAGTCCCCCGCTGATTGTAGGTATTAGCTACAATATGACAAGGAATAGGATCACCCCATTGAAGGGGAGCTTCTTGAGGAATACCTCCTACCAAGCCGCCTCCTGTAGCGGTCTGTACCTGCAATGTGCCATTGTCTAATATCATCGGAATATGACTTTAGGTTTCTTACTCAGTTCGTCCTTGAGACCTAACCGCTTACACTCGTTGCTGTAGAAAGCAATTATATCGTCTTTGCTGGCCCTTGCGAGGCTGGTTCCTCCTTCTGATATGGAACTGGGACGTAAGAGGATTTGTGGAATAAAGCGGATAAAGGCTATATACAAGTTTCTTTGCTCCTCTGCGGTGGCTTCACCTGACAAATCAGGGATGTTTAAGTCTAAAAGGTCTGCCTCAGTGAGAGAAAGCCCCAATGAGGCAAACCTTTGACGGAAATAATCCTTTTTAGTCATATTAACCCATGTTAGAGGTGTTAATCACAACCATGCTCTGTGGAGCAGCAAAGCTCGGCATCCATTCACAACCATACTCGATAAAACGCCCCTCTTCAGTACGCTGTGTAGTGATGTAGTGTCCGCCTTCCAATACGGTATAGGTTTTGTTAGGCACACGGTCAGTAAGCTCGTAAGGCTCGTGCCACATCATCTTTCCGAGTTTGGCAGTAGGAAGCAAGGCAATACGATCATCAGCAAAGATGTTAGTGGTGGTGCCATCCTCTTTCACTACATAATCCTCCACAATACGAATAGGCGGCAATCCTATACCAGTGAGTAATTGGTTTGCCATAGCCTCGGTGATAATACCTCCTGATACGCCAATTTGTGCGCTACCTAATACCATTTTGTAGGTGTCCTTGAACTCATTGGAGGCAATTACACGCTTGTTGAAGGTGGTACGTGTCATTTCCATAGCCGTAAAAACACCTACCTTGGTACGGGTTTCATTGACTACTTTCTGCAAATAGCTAATGAATTTGGTTTTCTCAGCGGAGGTAGGGTCAAACTTCATCACGGGCAATTCCATGTCAATAAGGGAAACCCCTTCTTTGTTGTCGTCTAACTTGACCTCTCCTTTACCGGTAGAAATGAGTTGTCCTACCAAATAATCCATACGCTTGTGAGGAGCCAGCGTACATTGACGAATATCGTCGGCTAAGAAGTTGATGATCTCATTCATCACCGCAGCTTGTCCTGCTCCTGCTTGGTTGTATTTGTCTGTGAGCTGCTTGATGATACTAAGGCGCTCGTTGTCCAACTGAAAGGAGTTCCCCAAGTCCGCCACCTCACCTGTGCCACTACCGAGGGTTCTGCGCTCACGGATAGGCTTTCCTGAGTTCTTGTCAATCACAGACCCCATTACCACTCCTGTAATGGTGCCGATGTAGGTTTTGAATAGGCGTGCTTTGGTCTCCTCAAAGTCCAAATAACGCTTCCATACCACCGTATCGGCAGTGGTCTGTATTACCCTATTAATCACCGCTCTGATGATTTGAGGGCTGTTAAAGAGCTTTTCTAAAGTTAAAATCATTGTTCTACTGGTTTTTAGATAAACATAAATCTTGCTCCAAGGGTCTCCTTATCCTTATCGGATACAGGTACATAGAGCTTATTGGTTTGGATTTCATACGCCTGACCCAAAGCGGTAACAGTTGCCCCTGCTTCCTTCTTCACCCTTGCATAGTTAAGGAAATTAGCAGGGTTTTTGACTTCCTTCCCATTAGCAGTTTTAGCCTCAAAGAGGACATCACCATCTTTTACGTCAGCAATGGTAGCTGACAAGGTAAGAGTGTCATAATCGGCATTGGTAGTGTCGATGGCTGAAATGGTTGCGCCTTTCGTGCCATTACCAAGGTGCATATTTACTTTGGCAAAGCTCCCTTTCTGTACCTTGAGTGTAGTGGCATTAATCGCTTCCACGGCTTTTACGGACTTGGATACTTTGGCCGTGCGTGTCTTAAAATCTACCGCTAAGGGGGCTAAGACAGGGATATATTGTCCGTCATCTATATCGCTATCGTCAATATTGAACCCTCCTGCTAAGCGGTAGCCTGATTTTACGTTGTAGAGTTCTTTCTCTACCTCTTGACCCTTAAGGTCATACTTAATTCCTGCTGGCATCTTTTTTAATGATTAGTGGTTTGTCACTTGTTACTTGTCGTTAGTTTCTCGGTTTCTTGCTCAATGAGATTAGCAATAGCCTCCTCCTCTTTCTGTGGATCGTCAGGGGTATCAGGCGCTTTGGAGTAAGAAAATCCACGTGCTGAAAGCTCTTGCTCTTGCTTGCCAAAGCCCTCTGTTACGGCGTTAGCTAAGGTTTCCACCGCAGAAATATCAGCAAAATCACGCCCCACGAGTGAATGTGAATAGTAGCTTTCTGGGATATTCTTTTCTTTCATCAGCCTTACGAATTGCTCCTTGAGGCTCTCGGCTGCTCTGCCTTTTTGGAACTCGGCAAAGCTATTCTGCAAGGTGTTGAGTTTCTCAATGATTGCACTCATTTCAGCATTGCCCTGATTGCCCGCAGGTGGAGCGGGAGTAGGTTCGTTGCTTTTCTCTGCTTTCGCCTTCCAATCGTCCGCCTCCTTCTTGTACTTCTCACTTTCAGCCTTGAAAGTATTGACCCGATTATCAGCATAAGACTGGAACAACTTAAGCATAGCCTCAGCCCCCGCAGTGGCAGGTTCTACTTGGCTTTCTTCTGTTACGTAAGCACTCAAGTTAGCCGCCACTCCCTCAAGCACTTGCCCGCTCAACCCTAAGTGGTTATACTTAGTTTTAAGCAGTTGTAAAATTTTTTCTTTGAACATAAAAAACGATATTATTATATGCAAAGGTACGCAAGGACTTGTAAATAAGCTCTATAGTGGTTTGTGTAATGTTTGTATTTTCTTTGTGTTTTTTTTGTTTTTTTCTTTGTCTTTGAGAGGTGATACCTCCCCATAATGAAAAAAGCCCCAAACAAGGGGCTTTGTTAATTTTTTTTGCTATTTAAAAATATTGTTGTACCTTTGCCATACAAATAATGGCTTTAAAGTTTTTGGGCAACGCCCGCCAGAGTGTAATTGCGGTTATATCCCGAAGCTCACTAGCTACCTTGAACTCACAATATTCAAGGTAGTTTTTTATTTTTCTGATAGGAAATGATAAGCGCTAAGGTATTTATTTAATCGCTGTGTATCTTCTTCAGTGATAAAGGTTAGCCGTGTAATATCCATATTATCTCTCAAATCGTTGAGCTTGACTTTAGTAGCTAAAGAGTTTTTCTTGATACGCTCTATAAAGTGAGTGTATGGCTCATTAGGCTGTTTGGTTACACACACTAAAGCTCTGATTAGTTCTTCTGAAAAACCCTCTCTTCTAAGGTCTTCAAAAGTCCAAGGTGTATCTTCTACTAAATCGTGTAAAATACCACATATTCTTTCATCTTCGGTTTGACCTGCATTCATTACACGGATAAGGTGTAATAGGTAGGGTGCACCAGCTTTGTCGGTTTGTCCTTGGTGTGCCTCAATGGCTATTTGTATGGCTTTTTCTAACATAGGTTTAAAAGGTTTCATAAAAATTTTTATCTACTATTTGCCCACTAATGCGAGCATTCATTACGAGGTTGGTTTCCCAATCTATAAGATACGGTTCTTCCCCTTTTTGTTTGGCATAACATACTATTTCTCCATCCTCACGAGTGAATTTGATAACAACTTCTTGCCAATCATCATAGATGTAGGTGTCTGTGTGGTTTTGGAAATTCTCTAATATTTGTGTATGGTTGCTCATCTGAATTTGCTGTAATAGTTAAACGATTGTTTTTCCAACTCAGCTATACGCTCTAATATATCAGGGGTGTTATTTGTTTTTGCTTTAAGTACTCTTATTTCTTCATAGTATTTGTGTCCTAAACCACCTTCAATCCCCGTTTCTTTTCTTATTTCATTATATCTTTTTTGCCCCATAATGCGAATAGCATTAGGAGGTGTTTCTTTAGCGTAAATCATTTTTTCAGTATTGAATTGAATTTCAGCGAAGATATTTTGCTGAGTGCGAATATTGGTAAGAATGCCACTGTAGCCTAAGAATTGTTTAGGGGTTTGATTTTTGACACGTGCAAATATACTACTTTTTTCTATATACTGCAAAATATTTTTCATTTTTTCTTTAGGTACAATAATTGTAGCCCTTATGCTATCTTTAATGCCTTCTATATTTCCATTGAGTTCATCGGTAACTTTGCGCAGAATAGACTCACGGCTTTTGAAGTTAATAGGTGTTGCATACCCTCCTAATTCTTTAGTGAGTTTGCTGATAATTGCTGATACTTCTGCTTCTGAATTGAGAGCTTTTTTCATTAATAGAGATACATCATTGTTTATAGTTGCCTTCTCTACATCTACTCCCCACAGAAACATAGGCATACTACTTGCGGTTGTGATTTTCTCCTCATTGGAGGTTATCCAATTTGTCAGCTTAGGGTTTAATGTAAGCTCTTTCCCTTTTAGGTCAGCCTTGAAAATTGGGGTCATATAGCAGCGGCAATTAGGGTGATTGCCTACCCATACGAAGCTCTTGGGATAGCCCCCTTTCATCATGTCACAAATCTCACAACCGTAGGGGTGTCGGCTCCGCTTGATTTCGTACCCTGCTATCATGTCCATAGACTGCCAGCGCTCTATATCAGCCTTGCGATAGGCGATATTGATTTCAGTACGTGCCAGG